AATCTCTAGTGAACCTAATTCATCAAAGTTAGGGTCGGAAGGATAAGAGTAAAGGTCTTTGAGTAGGATAGTAGAACCATTGGGAAATTCTATTTGGCTTGTTTGTCCGTTAAACTTATAATGCTTATTGGATTCTAGTCCTTGCATTTTGGCTATCTGAAAGAAAGAGACTAAGGTAGTTTCTTTTAGGGTTTTTAATACGGCTCTCCCAATTAGTCCTCTTGTATTAGGATATTTTAATCGCATTTTTAATTGCCAATAACACCCCAAAGCTGTTTTTCCGCCGCCTCAACCTGCCCCGCCTCCGAAAAGAACCTCGTTTGTGCGAGTATCTTCAAGAAGGTCAAGGGCAGTAGTTTGTTTTATTGATAGTTCCATAATTGATATTCGTAGTATTCGTAGTATTCGTAGTAGTCGTAGTAGTCGTAGTAAGTACGAGTGCTACGAGTAGTACGAGGCTATATACTTCCTTTCTTTTCTACATAGGTTTTCTTTTCCTCCCAATTTATTTGTAGCCCTCCACTAAGTTCTATTTCGTTTGTTTGTTTTGCTCTACCTTCTAGTCTATCAAGAATTTCCTGATAAGCCTTTAAATCCCCTTTAAATGCCTTTTGTAGTACCATCATATCTAATTGCTCTGCCACAGTAAACTCCTCTTTCTCTCCTGTAATTGGGTTGGTCTTTACTTGTACCAATTCAAGCAATCTTAACAATCTAGTTTTGCTATTCGGTATTCCTTTAGGTCTGCCATTAGGGTTTGCAACCTCCCCTTTCTTAAATGGGGTTAAATTTTGTTCATTAGCCATATTCTCACTATTATTTCACTATTCTTACAAAGTTACTCCACAATTAGGACAACTCTTGCCACCTTTAGCATTGTCCTTTGGTTCATCTATATCGTTATTAGCAAAAGCTGGTATATCTAATCCCCAGTTATCTAAGTCTTGAATACTCCATTCGTTTGCTAATAGGTCAAAATCCCAATCGCCTGTGCTAACATTATCACGAACAATAAATTGTTTCTTTTGTTCTTCGGTTAAGTTGTTAGCGTGAATAACTGGTACATCGGTAAGTCCTGCCTCTATACAAGCACGATACCTTTGATTGCCACCTAAAATGATATTGTTTTCATCAATTACAATAGGTCTTAAATTTAACATCTCTGGAAACTCTCGTATTGATTTAACTAACAATTTGAATTTAGCATCTCGGCAAATTCTAGGATTCTTTGGGTTAGGTATAATTTCGTTGATTAGCATCTGCCTTGTCGGTTATAAGGTTTAGTAGGTTTGTCTTTAGGACCAGATGTCTTTTTAGCCTTTCCTTTTTTCCTTGCTCCAAAGGAGACCTTGCCATTAGGATTTAGTTTCGCCATACTTTTCGTTTATTTCGTTTAACTCGGTTCTAGTCCATTTCTTTATAAGTCTTGACTGACTTTCTAAGTGTAAAACCATTCTTTCGCCTATCTTATCAATTAGGTTTTTTCGGTAGCCTATCAGGTGGAATTGGTCAAAGCCATTACAAGCCTTGCACTCTCCGTTTACATTATACTCATCAAATCTTAAAGCTGAACTATTCTTGACAGGCACATAATGACCTGCATCCATTTGGGAGGTATCTTTAGTAGAGCCACACGATATGCAAGTAAAGTAACCATTTTGACTATCTCTTTGTCGTATATAACGATTAAAAATTGTTTGTGTCTTTCCTGTAAGTTTTGGAATGGTTTGTAATGCCATACCACAAAATTAGATTATTTCTTAATACGGAACACTATTTTTCGTTCTTTGTAATCAAAACGCTTCTTTTTTAGTGGGTTAAGGCTTTCCTTTATTTGGTACTCATTTACTCCAGTTACTCTTTTTGCGTAGGCTACTGACTTAAATTCTATTTCCTCTTTTGTATCTATAAATATTAATCTTATTGGTTGTGCGTTCTCGTGTCCTCTTATCTTACTCATATTTTTGGATGTATTCTTTTATTTCTATGTAAATCATTACAGAGCAGTAAACACAAAGGAATACTGGGACTGAGATAAAAAAGAATTTAATCATTCCTAGTGTCTCTTTCATTTTGGTATTTTTTAGGTTTATTCATTTTTACTTTGCCTTTCTCGGTCATATAGATTCCTTTAATAGATTCTTTAAATTGTTCCTTTTCTTGTTTGCTTATATCTGGATGGTACTTAATCCTGATAAGCACATCCTCCATAGGTATATAATTCTCTATCATAATTCGTTGTTGTAATAAAGTTTAAGGGAATATTTTTTGCATTGTTGCCTCATAGTTTCCTCATCTACCATCATATCCTCTGGTTTCTTAGCCTGTGCCAAATGATAGGCTTTTACTTTAGATTTTATGTACTCAGCTTTATCAGGGCTTATCTTTAGCAGCTTTCTTTTCCATAGGTAATCAAAGCATTGATAGTTTAAAAATCTCCAGTCCTTCTTAGATGTTTTCCAATACTCGGCTTCCTCTCTCATTACTTGTTCTTCATCTACTTGCATTTCTATTTGTTTAGGTTGTTCAATTGTTTTGTTTCTTACTTGTACTGCTATCTTCTTATAGGCATTCATTACCTCCCCAATTAACTTAGGGCTAAAATTTATATGATTACTAATTGTAAACTTATCCTCTGCAAACATCTTGAATGCTACACCCAGTTCCTTTAGTTTGTATTGTCCGTAAGATTCTATTGTAAAAGAAACGCATAGATTAAATATTTGATTTGTTGGTACTTGCATCCCACTCAAAGCAATACAAGTCTTTAGATGCTCTGTTACTTCTATCCTTGAGCATTTACCAATGTGCATAGATTCCATAGCCTTATAAACCTTTAGTTCATCCTTATCCAAGATTTTTAAGTCGCTCCCATTCAAGTTCTGCGTAGCTAGGTTTTGTACTAATAGTTCGTTCAATAATTTCATCGTTAAAAGATTTACTGTTAAGATAGGTTGTAGGATGTTTACGGAATTGTTTATCAGGAGTTGATTGAGCATATACTGGTGCGTGTTGTAAAGCTAAAGCCTTTTCCTCTTGATTTAAAGTTTTCCAAGCCTTTTCTGCTTTATCCCTAGATTTCTTATAATTGTATAAATCCCAAAATTCCTCAAATTGCTCATCTAGTATTTTAGTTTTATTTATAGTTACAGTTCTAGTTTCAGTTTCAGTTTCCATATGCTTAGCATATGCTTTGCTAGTGCTTTCGCTTTTAGGGGTTAAAGCGTTGTTTCTCCTACTTTCTGTAAACTTTTGCCTACGAATTGTCTCATTTGACATCTTTTCGTTAAGGTAGAATCCATCTATAATCTTAAATTTATCCCAAATCTCGGAATCATATGCAGAGCATATGCTTAGCATATCCTTTTCAGTTAATCTTCCTTTTTGATGCTGGAGGCATAATAATCTAATGTATTTGCCAACCTGTTCGTTAGTCATAGTAAATGTTCCACTTAAAAAATCAGAAGTGTAAAACAATACTGCTGGGTCTTTACTCATAAATAAAAAAGGCTCTCGGCTTCCACCCCAGTAGGATTAGGGTTTCAGCTTTGAGCCAATAAGTTTTAAAATGGATATCCTACATCCTGTTGCAAATATAAACTATTTTAATGAATATTGGGCTATCTGCTTCTTATTCTCTAGCTTGATAATCTTTGTTTTTATATTCATTCCATCATTCCTTAAATCGTTTATTCGTGATGCTAATCTAAAGCAACCGAATTTAGTTAAGGCATCAAGAGTAGTTAGCTTTTTACCTTTGTTTAGGTAGTCTGCAATTTGTTTGTTTTGGCTCATAGTTTTTGTTTTTAGATAGTTAATTAAAACGGCAAATCATCTTCGCTTTCTTGTTGGTTTACTGGAGATGCATACTCCATTTTTGTTTCGGCTTTAGGCTTGTAATCATTAGGATAGATTTTGTAATCTGGTTCTTTTGATTCAGGCTTTTTAAATTGATTTAACCACATTGAGTAACGTTTGTCCTCAATAGTAAATTCAATTACTTCTCCTTTTGATGTTGTTTTTTTCCAAGCACCATAGTTTTGTTTCTTTTCCATTTTTATTTGTTTTGTTTATTAATTAAATCTTCATCAATTTGGTTTTCAGCATTTATATCCTTTGCGATTTCATCTTCATCTTCATCTTCCCAGTCGCAATGCTCTAAACATTCAGGACAAATGCCTATTTCATCCATATCGGTTTCTGCTCCGCAGCAAGTACTAATCGGCATAGTTTTCATAGTTTTCAGTCCAATCATTCATCCTTAAAAATGGCTTAGGCTGGGTTAATAATGGGGTTGATGGGTAATGTTTAGACTTATATTCCTTTAGGTTTTGTCTTGCCTTTTTAAGTTCTTGGTAGGTTTCTTTTACCCAAAACTTATGACAAGAACTAGATTTCCATTCCCAATAAGAAACCAAGTCTCTTAATTTTATTAGTT